GTCCTAGATGCCCCACCAAAGCGTCACAAAATCAATCATTTCTCTAGGAAGAACCGTCTAAAACAAACTTTCAGCATAGCAATCCTAAAGTCAACATCTTCAGAATCTTGAGACATGATTTTATCACAAATCACCTTGAATAGAGATTTTCCTGAATCTTTATCAGAAGTGATTGTTCTGCAATCTAGGTCAAATGGCAAACTCAGCTCATAATTTACTTCTCTTCTATTAGTTGATCTGAATTTAGTTCTAGAGAATCCTATAAGAGAGTTGTTGGCTATTATCCATGATAGATCCTCGTCGTCCATAGCTCTTGAAGAATTATCTGATATGTGCTCATCATTAGAAGATGCCTCGGCTTCAATCGGCTGATCTACTACTATACCCAATTCTTCAAAAGTTGAGAACTTCAGATCAAGTGGATTCTCTTCTCCTTCTATATAATCGCTATCATATTCAGATTGAAAGTCACTATACTCTTCACTGCATGATTCAGAGGATGATCGAACAGATGCACTTTCTTCATACTCAACTAATTCTTTCAGATCGTCATCACTCTTTTTACATCTTCTACCTATTTGAATGAAATCATCAACTGTTTCCAATATTGACTCGCACTCTTCTTCATTGAAAGGACTCTCAACAGTAGACAAGACAATTTTATATTTGGTTAATTGACACACACCGGACTTACAAAGTGGAGTTAAGAAAAACTTATCGAAATCTGATGTGCAGAGGCATAAAAAATTCCCAACTTTTGTTATTTTCACCTCAATGTATTTTTCATCAAGCTCCCTTATGTTTATCCTTCGATCTATGTCTGAAGAGTATTTCTCAACTTCTACAAATCTGTCATTTCTGTAAGAAACTGAATCTGAATTCCAGCCATTTTTAACCTTGTAAGCAAATCTAGATGACACTGAGTGACCCATCTCTTCTCTTGACTCATAATACAGACTCTTTGAATCATCCAAATACATGTTGCAGCTCTGAGGAAGAAAATCTCTTTCAACATAATATCTTCGATTTTTTATAGAGAAAAGAGACTTGACACAGTTGTTTCTTGCTGGATTAGATTTGTAGTCACTAACTATAAAGCTTATATCTATATCTCTACTTAGCATGCAGTCACTCGATCTTATGTCAGACATACTGTTTTCATCTGGCTTTAACTTTGGATCATAGTAAGAGATGGCTCTTCCAGTTCCTTCATACGATATTGCTTCTGACAACCTGTTTCTGTTAGCTTCACATATTAGTCTGCCGTTCTCACAGAAATTGCCTCTAAGACCCATAACAACTTCTGATATTGATTCATCTCCTGATATGCTTGGAACGCTCATGCATATATCGGATATACATATCTTTTTGACTGATTGCTTCAATGACTCATAAGCAGTTAAATAATCATAAAGACGAACGCCTGATTTTCCTCCAAAGCATTCTGGTAGATTCTCCCTACTCCAATCATCAAGAAATGTGTCAATCTTTCTCTTTGTAGAATATTCGACCGTTTCCTTTATTCTTTTAAGATTTCTGTTGCAATAACAAACAGTGAAATGATTCTTATAGCCTTTTATCATGAGTGAACTAACATTTCTTATTTCATTTTCCATACTCTTTATTCTTGATATTAGAACATCAGAGTTTATCAGATTGTCGGCAGATTCTAGTTTCATGATATACCCATGATAATCTATTTCAGTCTCTTCCAGAACAATTTTCTTATCAAAGAACTTATCTATTTCTTTTATGAGCTCATTTCTACTGAATCTCTCTTTTCCAAATCTTTCTCTCATTATAGGGCAGTTACCTTTGTATATCTTGGTGTCAACTCCTACTTGAGGCATCACTAATCTAGAAGCCGTTGAGCTATGACTCACAGTCTCATCAAGTCTGCTAGGTATCGTCATTATTGATCTAAATATTGAGTGATACGGAGACAATCTATAAGAGGTTTTTAAAGTGGATTCATCAAGCTTGCATATTAGTTCCTCTACTCTTCTTGATTCTCTCGACTCTCTTTTTGTCAGTGTTATCATTCCGCTTCTAGTGAATTTGGGCACTTTTATCTTGATTCTCTCATCCTGCTTCTGAAGCTCATCTATCTCAACAAATCCCAATTCATCTGAACGAAAATGCTCGAGAATAACATGAGTCTTCGATACCAACTCTAGTGCTCTTAGTCTATCCTCTACTCTAAGCTTAAACAATCTTGAGCAGGATATTCCAGTATAGTTTTCGATCATCTGATACATTTTACCACCAAATAAGCATCTCAAGGGATCAACACGGATTATTCCTCCCATCTCCAATGGAATTCTGTAGAACTTTTCAGGATTAGATCTAAATTTGTAAATCATGTTGCTCTGCTTAAGACACACTAAATTGCCTATTATCCCTATGAAGCAAGACCCAATGAATCCAAGACCTTTTCTGAGAGCTTCTTTAGAATTTTCACAAGCACTTATAGCCATTTTGCTCATGTCATAATCATGGAATGAATCGATGAATGAGTTTCTTATTTTGATATCAGCATTGAAAGTCCCATTAGCTGTTCTATACACTGAATTGAATTCACTCCATGCAGCAGACTTAGTAGACTTTCTATTATTTCTTTCAATTCCCATCATTGCTTGAACAAAGGTTGTGATGAAAGTTGTTGCACTAATCAGCTTATTGGCCTCTCTTTCATCATCAGTCTTGTTGAATCTGTAGTACTGACTGTAATCATCAGAGGTGCTGACAAACTCTATAAGAGGTTCATTTTTGTGGAAGAGTCTTTCTGTTATTGAGGTTGATAGTGACAAGCAATCGTCTTGAATGATTCCGCTACCATTTCCACACAGACCCTGTCCCATTCCTTGAGGATTAATCAAGTACATGCCTTCTTCACAAAAAAAGGACTCATCAAGTGCTTCACGAAAATCATGAACTGCTTTTGGAACTCTAGCATCTCTGAAAGTCTCGATGATGTTGTCAGTCAACTTGAACACTTTGTTAGACAATGAAATGAAATGATTTCGCAGTATGTTTCTCATATTCCTGCTTCTAAATCTAGTGGCTGTGTGAAGATACAATATATGAGATAGCATGCTTGGTCCCCATTTACTACAGTCGGCGTTATCAAAGAAAACCAACGTCTTATCGTTTTTCATTGACCAGTACTTTCTATACAAGTTTTCAGCTATTTGATCTTTTGTCTTCATCTCCATAACGTTGCTTCTAACATTGCATTTGTGTGAACAATCTCTGATGTGTCTTGCCGCTAATTCAGAAAACAAACAACCAAATCTCATAGTTGAATTCATGACATGTATCTCTCTATAAGAATTACCACTTCCTCTTCCGTTCTTATGCACAGCTCTGCTAGCATATTGAGACATGTCATGCTGATTTTGAATGAGACAAGGCATCAGTGACTGAGAGACTGATTGAAGACTTTGCAACATTGTGTCAGTGACTTCTTCTTTCATTTCGGGTTCACAAGACACTAAAGTAGGCATCTTCATCTTTGTGTAGAATCTTGATAAATTTATCAGTGATGTCTCCCAGCACTTTGAATTTTGTCTTAGAAAGCTGATTTTGCCGTCGTCTATCATTTTAACATTTCTAAAAGAAACTGTTTTAGTGCATGACATAGATCCTCTAGAGTTCATCACGTTGTTCAAGGTATACTTTGAGATCACTGATTTGTAGACATCTTGTGTGACACATGAATCTGACATCTCTCCAATCGTGATATCATCTGACGGCTTCAGTCCTTTAGATCTGTAAGTTCTGATTATGTTATTTATTATTGAGAAAAAATGATAATTTCGATCATTTAGGTATCTTCCTCCATCTGTTTCTTCTCCATTGCAGAATCTAGTCTTGCTCTCTAGCATTAACTTCCTATATTTGACAATATGTGACAGCTCAGTCATCATAGTTTTTGCTTCTCTATGCAAAACATTGGAATGCTCATGATACAAAAATTTGTTGAAATATATGGCATTGAAAATGTTGTCGTCTGTTTGCATATATGTTTCTTCATATGGCATCGCTATCTTCCAAATAGAGGATTCAATGAGTCTTTTATCAGTTGATTTCAAGGAGTTATCGCTTTTGCATTTGTCAAGCAGATGTAATTTGTATCTGTTAGAGTTTAATATCTCCGTGCAAGAGCATAATTTAATCAATCTCAAGACATATAATGATTCCTCGATGCTACTTGGCTTGTACTTGTCATCAACAAAGATCTTTTCAAGCAAAGTCTTGCTGCCATTAGATATGCCAGTAGCATTAATTGAGCCATATCTTGTCATCTCAGATATGTTAGAAAACTTCATCTTGTTGATACAAAAGAGGCAATAAAGATAAGTAGGATTGTACTCGTGAAACTTATCCAGTTTGCTAAGTCCTTCTATCATCGTGTAAATAGAGAGAAACTTTTGCATTGAAAGACATCCCCAGTTTAGTTCATCAGGAGACACGAACAACATTTCTGTCGATCTTCTTAGATGTGGCACAATTATTTCCAAATCGTCTTTTATTATATCACCAACAACAATGACGTTTGAGTCTTTAGTTTCTTTGAGTGTACTTGTCAAATTGTTTATGACCAAAAATTCTCTCGAATCACTCACTGTAATCGAAACGTTGACACAATCTCCAAACATACTAGAGACACCAACATTCATTCTAGATTTCTTAACGTTTTCAGCCATCGACTCATATATCATCTGATTGCACTCTATCAAATCGAACAACTTTGTCCCTCTAATCTTGTTCATTATCATTGACATAACCTCTTTACTATATTGGTCTACTTCTGTCTCACCCAAAGAACTGTAAATCATCCCCATGACATCCTCCTCAAACAGTGTAGTTTGGGTCTTTTCCATCATTCTTACGTTGCATCCAGTCATTATCTCATCAAGATCTTCTAATTTCGATATGTTTATCTTTGGAATGCTGTTTTTGAAGTCCATCATACAAGAATTCCTTTTGAGAAATTTTATCCTATAGACTGTGTTAGAAGTCACCAAATTCGAAGAGTTGAATTCACTTTTGCTCTTAAAAACAACTTTCTTTATTTCCAAAACATTAGATTTGGTAGTCAAAGCTTTATATATCTCTCTGCTTAATTCATGATCAGAAGTTGATAATAGCCTAAGCATCTTCTTTTCTCTATCCTCTTCAGTGTTCTCAGAGTGGCTAAATCTTGGAAATTTGATCTTAGGCTTGATATTGCTCATGTCCATGAATTTCAGCAGAGAAGCAGTTGAATCAGGAAATCTCTCCTCATTTTCTCTAAGGACGTCAAGATACCCATAATTTTTAGATAATGCAGACACATTTCTCTTGAGATACTTGTCGTCCTTACCAGTCAGTTTGTATTTAGGCTTGTAGAATTCATAAAATTCTTCTTGTGACTCCATCCTTCTAGTTTGCTTATCCATAAAATTCTCAAGCATCTCATTGGCAACTCTATAATCCAAAGATCTTATCTCATCTATCATCATATCTACGGCTTCAAACTCTTCTTTGTTAAATTTGGAGTCAGTAGTAATTGGAATCAGAGGAACTTTGTAATCTTTCTCTAGGCTTATGTCCAAAACCAGATTGACTGATTCGATTCCTAGTTTTCTCATTGATGATTCTAGTTTGTAATTTTTAGATTTGATCAAATCTTTCTTTATCTTTGAAACATCTCTTACTGAACCGAAAAAAGACTTTCCACCAGGTTGATTTGTGACGTCAATGCAATACTTAACTCCTTCATTCGATATCATTAGGTCCAGATCTTCAAAGAACTTTATACCTTTAGAATCAACACCTTCCAATATCAAGACTTTCCAACCGCTTTCAACAGCTTGCATTGATATTTTAATTATCTTAACCAAATGATTCATAGCACCATCATCAGAATCAGAAATCAGGTCCAACTTTTCAAATATAAGTGGGTATTTTCTAAAGGCAACCAAGAAATCATCAGAACTCTTCATATCCTCACAGAGAACTAATAAAGAATCAAGTTCTGCCATGTTCCAACAGTTCTTACCAAGATCATCATTGATGTTCTTATTTATCACATTTTTAATGCTTTCCATGAAGTCAATATCTTCTTCTTCAATCTCATCATCATAAGGTCCAGGATTGATCTCGATTCCAGATATGAATAAAAGGATTCTATTAACAGCAGCAGAATGATCGTTGTTTATCGATTCAAGCTTCTCTTTTATTCTAGATATCTTATTAAGCCATTTTTTAATCTTGAGACTGAATCTATAATTGAATTCTTCTTTATCAAACCTTGAACCTAGATTGATATGAGATACTATAGAAGTGACGAGAGAGGCCTCAGATGATTTCTTTGTAAGACCAGATGACTCAAATGTTGATCCCAGAAATGATGCATAAGAGAAAAATATGGGTGAGTGATCAGGTCCAGTTTTTTCTGTGATTATTAACGGTCGATCCATCATTTTAACTTGACAATAATTGTTCAACTTGTCATGATCTGTTTTGAAAACGACTTCGTCCTTCTTGAAGTAACTAAATTCACTGTAATCTACAAACATCTGTTGTTCGCTTTGATGAAGATTGATGAAATTTGCTATAAACACTTTGTGAGCATCTTTCTTCTTTATAACATCTGTTAAAGAACTGACGATCAAACTTTCCGGTATCTCAGCAGAAAATGATATGAGAATATCTTTCAAACTCTGAAAAGAATAGTTCAAGTCCAATAACAATAGTTTTAAGAGCATCGAGTCCTCTAAGTGCTTGAAATGGCTGTAAGCTTTTTGATATGACATCTCAATAGAGTCTCTTTTCATCTTGCTTTTTGAAGAGAAAAAGATCGCGATCCCATCCATTTCTACTCTAATTATTGATTCAAACTGATTGACACCGACTGCATTAGTCATCTCATGAACTTCTGCACCTGACACCTTGCACAAGTTTAGGAAAATGGTTTTATAGCTTGAAAATCCGGGCAAATCAGATGATTCTCCAAAGAGCAAAAATAAACTATCTAACTCATCTTTGCTGTAATCTTCAAGATATGACTTACAAATCGAAAAGCATCTCAAGCTGTATTCTAACGATTTCAAGATGGTAGAAGCTTTGAACTTTTTGACTAGCTCACTTTTTTCAAAAAGCAATTTGAATTCTTCTGAGTTTTGTTTGGGCATCCTGGTC